TCCCCTGCGCCTCGGGAGCCTGAGGCGCCCGTCAAGAATCCGACTACTTCAGGACCGGGCACTGGGTTGAAGGTGCTTCTGGCGATCGGCTGCCTTGTGGTGCTTGGGCCGATCGGCTGTGCGACAAGAACCAAGGATTTGACCACATCTCACATCCGATTCCGGATGGGCACCAATGAAGCGCAGATCATCCAGCCGAAGGACTCAGCGTGGAAGAAGCTCCAATGGAATGAGCATGGGATCACGATAGAGGGCTACGTGAGTGCCGCCAATGCGGGGGCGATGCAACTGGAAGAGATCCGGGCTCGATCAGCGAGCGACATGCTGATGCAGGGAATTCAACTCGGACGCGATGGGGCCGAGACGTACCTCCGCATGCAAGGATTTCCGGTGCCGCCAAGGCAGTATCCCGCAGCGCCTCCAGTCCAAGCACCGGTCCCGATCGCAGCACAAGGCTCATCAACGTTTACCGGGGTGCCTGCGATCAACACTGCAACCATTCTCCCGACCGCAGCACAAAGCTCACCACCGGTTACCGGGGTACCTGCGATTGGCACCAGTCTTCCCATTCTCCAGACGGTTGTCGCGCCACCTGCGACCAACGCGCCTCCAGTCACCAAGTAACCACTAACTCAAACCACAACGACACCACGCCGTATGGCCAAGAAAACCAAAGCTGAAATCAATCTGACCGACGATGCCGTCGCGACACTCGTCGACGAATGCGTCTACCTCGACCGCGATATCCGCACTAAGGAACTCGCGAAGAAAGAAATTGAAACCGTTCTGGTGGGTGTCGCCAACAAGCGGAAGCGCGACGGCGAGAAAACCGACGGTGGCGGTTGGACCGTGGAATTAATCGGGCACGAAGGCAACGTGTTCCAGCTGACGCAGGCGGGTCCGTCCGCAGCGTCCGTGGATCACAACGTCATCGTGGCGAATCCGGAACTGATTGAATTCTACGAGGAGAAGGTCACCTATAAACCCGTGAAGGACGCCCTTCAGCGCATGAAGGAGGTGCTCGGAGTGGATGTGTTTAAGAACTTCAAGGACATCGTCACCAAAGCCGGATCCGTGAGGGTCTCCTACAAGACCAAGGAAAAGGCGCCAGAATCCCATAAGGGCTAAATCCCCATCCGTGACGTTTCCATGAACGATCAACTCGCCAGCATCTGTTTGAAAAGTGGAGTGGGTCTGTTGGGCGCCGCCGTGGCGACTAACGATCTCTCTCAAATGTATGCGGTGGTTGATCCTCACGTCACGTTTTGGAGCAGGGTGTTTGGGATGGTCCTGTGTGTATGCAGCATCGTGGCGGTGCTGATCACGATCCGACGACGCTGGAATGACCCCAATTTCTCGGACCGCAAGGATGAATGAAACCCAAACAATCCAGAGCACGACGAACGATCAAATCGTATGGCCGCATTCCGGCACACGATGCGAGATCGAATCGAACGGCCAAACCCAAACCCACCGCCAAGTGGGGATGGAAGCCGGACAAGATCGCGACTCTGAACGAGATCATTCGATCCTACGGTGGGGATCCCGATGGATTCTGGAAGCAGCAATCACAATCCTACGAGTCGCAACTGGCGCGGCGATCGTTGGTCGAACTGGAGCGCTTCTACTCGCTCTTGTTTACCCCTGGGATCACCTACGCGGAGATTCGCGAGGACTGCCCGAGGTGGCCCAAGAGCAGCAAGCAAGCTGGGGGACTTCCGTCCGATTCGATCCTCTCCGATATCCGCATGCGATTTTCGATCGAGAAGACGATTGGGGAGAGCGGGAGCGTGTTCACGTTCCTGGAGAAGTTTCGGTCCGAGGCGAAAACCACCCATCAATCCGATGTGCTGGATTCTGTTCTACGGATGCTGGGAGACGAAGTGGTTCGTTCGAAGTTGGGTGGCATGACGATCTCGAACCAGCTCAAGGCGGTGGATCGATTGCTCAAAGCCAATGCCCAGCGGATCTCATGGGCCAAGGTTCGGTCCTGGTTGGAAGACCAGACCCAGAAGGCGATCGACGCACTCTGCGAGGAAGCCAAGGGCGATCCTGTGGCGGTGCAATATCTGCGCAAAGCCGAAGAACGAATTCGCGCATTGACCGCGAGTGCGGACAAAGCCCCCGAACCCACGACCACTGCCAAACCAACCGCATGACGCGACGCCTGACCATCCAGCGCGGTCGCACAGCCGGACAGGCATTGAGTGCGGCATTGAACGACCAGAGCGTCATCAAGACGCCCAAGCGCAAATCGTTCTTGGAATTCCTGGTGATGGATGCCCGAGTGCCAGCCGATTCTTCAGACGCCCAGAAGCGCGGTACGTACGTCCCCTATACGTTCACCGGACGCGAAGCGCTCAAGGGGATCGTCGAAATGATCGACACGATCCTCGGCAACACAGACGGCAAGACGCGCAAGGACGCCACGCTGTCGCTCGCTGGCGGCGCACAGTGGGGCAAGTCGATGCTCCAACATGCCCTGATGGCGTACAGCACTGGGCAGCTATTCCGCAGCACACTCCTCTTTTTGCCGGACGTCAATTTGGTCAACGACCTGGTCCAGACCAAATTCCGACCCAACGTCGTCGATCAAATCCCATGGTTCTCCGAAATGCTGAAGCTGGGCGTCGTGGTCAACGACTCCGGGAAAGCCCTCCACCGAATCGGCGCGTTCAACGTCACCGACGGCAAACGTCGCGCCAATGGAATGTTCGCCGGGCTCGGCAAGATTCCGACAAGCGTTAGTGGTGACATCGCTCTTGAGGACGAGGTGGATGATGTCGACGTCCGAAACGAGAAGTTCGTTCGTGGTCGTATCTCGGCGTCGGATCTCAAGTTCATTTTCAAGATAGGCACGCAACGCGTTCACGGGCGCGGCATGAACAAAGCCTGGCGCGATGGATCACAAGGAATCATTGAGTTGCACTGCCCCAAGTGCGACCACCGCCAGAACCCGGAGGAGAATTTTCCGCAGATCGTTTGCCTGGTGACACCGGGTCAGAGCCAGCCAGCCAGGCTCAACTACGCCGGTGGGTTCAGTGTGGCAGACAAACAAGTGGCCACCATTCAGCCAGGCCAGGCCTATTATCTTGGATGCCTTCACTGCGGCGGGCGCCTCAACCGATTCCAGCCTCACTGGTTTCATCGCCGACCCGATGAGCTGAAGCGCAACAACCCATCGTTCCGGATCTCCCAGCTCGGGATTGCGGCGATCGATCTGGAAACGATCGTCAAGGATTGGTATGGCGCGGTGCAGGACGAAGACAAAATGGTGGTGTTCCGTTGCGACGTCCTTGGGATCCCGAAGAGCACAGCACAGAAGTTGGAGCCTGAAATCCTGGATCGAGCCAGGCGAATCGAAGTGTTCCAGAGTGCCCCACCGATCCAAACATTTCCTCGCTACGCCGGTCTCGACATGGGGCAACGCTGTTGGTTTGTGGCCCGTGAAGTTCAGAGCCCGCACCGCAAGCGCGTGATTTGGGCGGAGCAGATTCCGCTGCACCAAGTGGGCGTCCGTGTGCCGCACCTGGTCAACATGCTGCAAGTGGGGTGCACGTTCGTCGATCAGATGCCAGAGACCAAAGAGTCTCGGACATTGGCGATGACGCTCAATGGACTGAGTCGTCTAGCTCATTGGCCAGTTATACCACCGCGCGGTCGATGTCATGTCGCGTTCCCTGGATGTTTGAAGTTCCAACGGCTCGACAATGGCGAGGAACGATGGACTGGACTCAAGGCGGCGGTCGTCCGTTTCGACAAAAAGAAGGTCGGCGGCGGCATCGAGCAATCCTTGGACGTATTTGACGGACCTAACGGGGGTGAAATCTACGTGCCGTTGATCCAATGCAACCGTTTTGAGTCGGTGGATTCGATCGTCCGGGAGTTTTTGACACCCGCCGAGGGCGAATTGGACGCCTCTCAGCTGCTCGGACTCCGAACGGAACCCGCCGTGAGGCTTCCGCAGAACCCGAAAGGGGGTTCGGTGTGGGAAGAATTCGACAACCAACACCTCGCAGGCTCCGAGCGTGAGAAAGAAAACGACGGGTCACTGGGTGACTACGTCGATGGCGTGCCGAACCATTTCCTTTTTGCGCACGCTTATGCCCGGTTGGCGGAGGTGGTTGGCGGTCGATCCATCGGACGACCCTTCGCCGCACTACGGATGGGTCGTGTGAAGCCAGAAAGGAGTGGCGTATGACCCGGCTCACCGCCCTTACCGATTTCGCTCTAAAATGCCCCAGGACGGTTTCGGGGGGTATCGACACCCACGGAAGCCGTTCCGATAGCGTGGCACCCCTTGCATCGACTTGCATGGGCCATGCCGGATCGACCCTCACACCCCCAAAACACGCTTTTTGACCCCTGTGGCTACCAAACCCTCCACAACCCAGCACTTCGGCACCCAGGCTCAGCGGGTCTACTTGACCCTCCTGAACCGGTCGAACATGTACCGGTTGGCGACCCCAGAGCGGTTGGCCCAAGGATTGGACGGATTGTATGCCGGTCGGTTCGACATCGCGCGGTTTTGGGAACAGATGCAGGCGCGGGATGAGATGATTCGTCCCACCGACGGCAAGCGGAAGGACGCAATCGGTGGCATGGAGTGGACAGTGACGCTGAATTCCGAGGGCACCGCACCCGAAAATCGTGATCAAGCTCTCCTTCAGAAGCAGGTCCTGGCAAAATTCTACGAGAATTTGACCGCCACGGACGTGTTGCGCTCCGATCAAGTAGGTGGTGTGGGTCTGCTGGTGTCTCAAATGATGGATGCGAGAGCCAAAGGGTACGCGGTTCATGAGTGGATTTGGCAACCGCGCGCTGTTCAAGGGCAGTGGACCACAGGTTTGTTCCGATTCTGTCCGTTGTACTGGTTCGAGAATACCTACGGTCGGCTGCGATTGTTGCTTCAGGATTCGGATTGGTACGGCGTGGATATAGATCCAGCGGGTTGGCTTATATCGGTGAGTGACGATTATATGCAGGCCGTCACTGCCGGATGGCTCATGAAGTTAGATCTTCTTCGGGCCTGGGTGCGATTCTCGGAACGATTTGGGTTCCCGATTGCTCACGGGAAAACTACCGCGGCGAAAGATTCGGACGAATGGAACAACCTGGTCGACGCGATCGACGCGATCAACGAGGACGAAGCGGTCGTCACCAACAATGAAGCCGAGATTTTGCTCATCGAGGTCAAGAATACGGGGAGCAATCTGCCGTTCCCGATGTTGATTGAGCGGATCGAGCGGTTGGTGGCGGTGATTATACTCGGCGCGGATCTCTCCACGTTGTCTGCGGGCTCTGGCGAAGGCCAGGGTGCATCACTTCAGGGCTTGGAAGACCAGAAACGCGAGCGAGCCGACGCATCGTTTGTCAGCGAAACATTGAATCGAAAGGTGGATCGCCCTGTTCTCGAATACCATTTCGGGCCGGGTGTTCCCATCTTCGTCAAATTCCAGCTGGTACCCGCCAAGCGTCTGGATGTGGATCGAGAACTGAAGGTGGATGAAACCGCCGTCCGTCTCGGTGTCCCGATTGGTGTGGATGATTTCCGCGAGCGCTACGGTCGGCCCGCTCCGATCGAAGGCTCTGCAATTTTGGTTTACCCAATCCCCCAAGCCAACCCCGCCGCAGCCATCGGTGTCGACTCGCCCAACGGCACCGATGGCCAAGGCGCGGCGCTGGCGAACGCCAAGGCGACCGACGAACAACGCCAGGCGCTGGTGGATGCCGCATCCAAAGAAGTGGCGGCTGCACGCTCCGAGGATCTGAAAGCGTTGGTCGATCAACTGGAGATCATTCTGGAACTTGACGAGCCAGAGCAGATCCGTGCCGCGCTCAAACGTTGGCTCGGGAAAAACACGGAACGGGCTAAACGACTCCTCGAATCTCCCAGCCGATTGGCTCCAGCGATCGAACAACTCATCAGCACCGCACTTTTGAATGGACTCCAAGAATCCCCCGACCATGAAGACTAAACCCATTTTTTTGGATCTAGCGAATAGCGACACGCGCGATATTTGCGAACTCGCAAATGCCACTGCGTTCGAGATGGGCGATGACGGCTTTGCGAAGTTGGCTCCATTCGGAGACAGCCAGTACCTCCTAGAGGAGAACGGAAAGCAGACCAAGATCATCCAGCGTGTCTCGCGCGAGAATGCGCCGAAGATCATCGCAGGATTCAATGGTCTCTTTGGCAAAGTGAAGCGGTGGTTCAAGGCGGCCAGTATCTGGAACGGCCATCCGGATCATCCAATCAACGGGCATCTGTATCCGGACAAACAACCCAAGGGTGTCTTCCGAGAACTCGAAGTGCGAGACAACGGGATTTACGTCAAGCCGCTGTTCAATGAGGCGGGCGCCGACCTCATCAATTCCGGCAAGAAGCTCTATTTCAGCGTGCGTTGGACTGCCGAGAAGACCGGCGAGAAGGACGGCGCTGATGTGTTCGAACCGATCAATGTCGTCAGCGCCGGGCTGACACCCAACCCCAATCTACCCACCGAATTACTCAACTCCGGCGGGCAAAACCAGACATCTGAAATGAATAAGCAAGTATTACTGGCGGCACTCGCCGTCGCAGGGATTGTGGATCTCTCCAATGAATCCACCGACGTCCAAATCGCCGAAGCCATTCGCAAGCTCGGCACTCAGGCAGCCTCCGTCGCGACATTGACTAATGATCGCACCGCTGCGGAAAACAGTGCCAAGACCGCGCAGGAACAGGCGACAACCCTGATCAACGAACGAAATACGCTGATCACGCATCTCGTGAACGAGAAGCAGAAGGTGGGAGCCATCACCGAAGCGGAACGCGCGACATGGGAACGGCGCCTTACATCCGACTTCGCCAACGAGTGGCCATCGTTCTCCGCATTGGAGCCCAAGGTGAAAACCACAGGTCATACGGCGGCAAGTGGTGATCGCCGTGGTGGAATCACGGAGGCCGCCAGTGCCAGCAAGAAATTGGTGGAGATGGCAAACGAACGTGCCAGCAAGCACCCTGACTTCCGAGGCAACAGGGAATTGGCCTATGCGGAAAGTTACCGGGCCGTTTGCCTAGAGAACCCTGGCCTGTTCGAACAAACCAAGTTGGCCTCCTGAGGTCCACTGAGTCCACCAAACTCCAACCCAATCCATCCAGACTATGGCCAAAACACTCAAAGAGTACGCGGATGAAAATGAAGAACTCCGCTCCAAGCTTCTAAAGTTCGAGGCGCAAGCCAAAAAGAACGAAGAAGACGACAAGGAAGTCAACGAACGCATTCGCATCAGCGGTGGTTTGTTGAGTCGCGACCAAGCGGTGCTCGTCGTTCAACAGCAACGCGAATGGGAAGCCAATCCACAGCACCCAGATAATTTGGCAAAAGCCAAGAAGGCTGAAGCCGAACCGAAAGCCAAAGCCGACAAGGCCTAAGCCCGGCAAGACCCAACCATCCAAGAATCCATCCATCTATGTTTCACAATCTGATGTTGAGCATCGGCCTCGCCGTTATCGCGCTGTGGGCCGCTTACAAAACTGTCCATCGTTCCAGCCGACGCCGACTGGATCTGGTCAACGGCCTGGCTCATGGCACCCATGAGGACGGCGTGTTGACCAAAACGACGGATGCAGCCCTGGGTCGTTATCGACTCGTCATCCAAGGTTCCGCAGCCACATCCGTGGCGGTCGCTGGTGCAGCCGATCGACCCTTCGGTGTGACCGACGACGAAACCGCCAACACCACCGATGCCGTGTCCGTCAAGATGTTGAACTGCACGAAAGGCACGGTACGCATGATCTCAGACGGATCTGCCGCGATCGCCTATGGTGATCTGTTGGTGCCTGCGGCTGCGGGTGCCGTCAAGACAGTCGCCGCAGGTGCAGGCAATTACTACATCGTTGGGCGCGCACTCGAAGCGGTTGGCAACGGAAACACCGACACCTTCGAGGTATCGCCCGGTGGATACGGGCTGACGAAGTAACCGTCCACAACCAAACAATCAGGCGGTCCAACCCTTCCTCTATATACTATGAGAACTCCCGGCCCTATTCACGATTTCGCCAATGCGGCGGATTACGCTCGCGCCGTCGGCCTGTCGGTCGACATCGGCAACAACGATCTGGAACACGGTCAGATCCTGTTGGCTAATGATTCACGGTTCAACCAGTCCTTCTTCAGCCAAGGTCTGACCGACTTCGCTGTGGGTGGGTGGAACAACTTGGATCTGAACCGCGAGGTCGAAGCCATCTTCGGTCGCCCAGTGGCAGTACCTCGACGATTCTCGCACAAAGTGTGGGATAATGCGGAAGCATTCCTGAGTGATCCCGACGAAGATAGCCGCGCCATTGGCGGTGATTTCAAGTCGGTTCGATTGACCACAACCGAGGTTGAGCGCAAGACACTCAACCGTGGGTTGATCTATGTGCTCGATACCGACGAGATCACGGACCTCACAATGGAGGAGCAATCCGCCGCTCTTTACCTCACGAATCGTCTTCTGCTGAATTCAATTCGTCGAGGTGTTGCGCTGATCGACGCTGCGGGTATCAACACCGCCCGAACCTGGAACTCGTCCGCGAATCCTGATTCGGATCTTCGAACGTCGCTTCGCACGGCAGCGGATGTCTCTGGATTACGGCCCAACAACCAGATCTTCGGCGACGCTGCCTGGGACATTCGTTGGGGCTCGTATGCGGCGCAGGCAACTGCTGGTGCTTTCGGTGGCGTCCCGTTGACACCGGAATCCCTCGCGGCCCAGCTCGGACTGGAACGTGTCTTCATCAGCAAGGCGCGATATTCCAGCGCCGCCGCTGTCCGCACAGGCATCGTAGCCAACAAGATCTGGAGCTATTACACCTCGATGTCCGGACGTCGCGAGGATCCGTCCAACATCAAACGGTTCTACACGCCAACGTTGGGCGGTGGACCGATCCGAGTGTTCCGCCAACAGGTCTCTGAGAAGAAGATCGTGGTTGGCGTGGAGCACTACGAGCTGATTGCCGTCACCTATTCCAGCGGAATTCGTGAGGAGACGATCTCCTAACCATTTCGGTGAGTCGTTGTGAGTGAGTACTGATGAGTCATCCAAATCCCCGGCCTGGTGTGTACCCAGGTCGGGGACCTTCCAAGGATAAAAGCACCAACCAAGCAATCCATCCATGGCCTGGGTAACTGTATCGCGGGAAGATCTTAAGATGTACGTGGTTTCGGCACTGGTCGAAGCCATTGACTCGGCTGCGTTGGGCGATGCGCAGTTGGATCGATTCACCCAGGTTCACGCCGACACCATCGCCGAGGTGCGCGTGGCGGCGAAAGGCAAGACGAGTAACGTGCTGGATTCGGATACGACGAAGATCCCGCAAAGCCTGCGTAGCGCCGCATGTTGGATCATTTGCCAGTACATGGCCCAAGGGCTCGGCGTCGAGATGACCGAAGCCCAGCTGAACGAAGTGACGCAAGCCAGGCAACGCTTGAGCGATGTGGCACGAGGGGACATGCCGGTCGAAGTCCCTGACAGCCCCGATACCACACCAGACGTGCAGACCGCCGCCAACGCGGTGCAGTTGGTGAGATCATCCACCCGAGTCTACACCCGCGAATCCATGGCAGGTCTTTGAGCCCATGAAATTATTCCGAGCATTTCTTTTTCTGACGATGGCGCTGGTTTGCACCTGGCGTGCAACCCCGGCAGTCATCACGGGTCCGATCTTCCTTACGTACAGCAACACGCCGTACACCGGAACGATCCTGTTCCGGCCCATGTCGACGCCACTGCCCTACACACCTAATCTGATCACCGGTGGTGATTTCAGGGTTGTACCGGCAACCAACGGTGTGTTCAGCGTGGAGCTATCCCCCGGCAATTATCGAGTGACAGTAGGCGCTGACAAAGCCTTCGTGATCGATGTCCCGACGAATGCGGCGACCTACACGCTATTGGAGCGGATCACGAACAGCCTGGCCTGGAACAGTGCGATTAGTCCTCGGACCAATAGCTACGCGACGGCCAATGACACGATCGAGGGCGTGGTGAGGACGTACACGACCCAGGCGGCGCCGGTGGTCTGGACGACGAATGACACGGCGGTACTTGGTAGTGAGCTGTTCACCTACAAGGGCTCTGGTTCGCCTGAGGGTGTACTGACTGCTCCAGTTGGATCCGAATACCATCGGACAGATGGTGGTGCAAGCACGTCATTTTACATCAAGGAAAGCGGTGCCGGGAACACTGGATGGATTCCGTATGGTGCACCTGGAGCAGGTGGAGCACTCAGCGACGGGAATAAGGGTGGAGTGATCGTGTCTGAAGCGGGAACAAAATGGGAAATCAATGGAGATCTTCCAACTAGCAGGAAATTTGAAACGAGCGCAACGGACCTCTTCACAATAGGGGATTCTTTCACGTACGGAGCAGGCGCCACTTCTTATACAAACACTTGGCCAAGCACATTTGCAGCGAGCATAGGTCTAAGCGCAACAAACCTCGCCAACGGTTCGTTCACGATTTCAGATGCAAACTGGTCGGTATTTAGCGGATGGACAGTCACCAATGCTACCGGCCCAACCAGTTACATTTTTAAATCTCCGACGACGATAAACGACAATCAGAATTGGAGCGTTCTAATTGGATTCAACGACATCCGAACGGGCACTACCAGTGCGTCGATGTTTCGTAAAGGGCTGGATCATTTGTTGCACTGGTTGGCAATACCTTCTGACTCAAAGCGAACCGCACAGAGCCCAGACGCATCAACTGGAACATGGACTCCCATACCATGGTCAAACGGAATGGGATCGATCGGAGCATACAGCAGCAGCGGAACGCTCACGTTCAGCAATGTAATTGGGTCTGATGTTTACCTTGGGTACATAGGCTGGGGCACAAACTTTGGAGGCAGTCTCCAGATCTCTGTGGATGGTGTTACTATCACGAACTTCTCAACTGCGAGCGTGGCTTACGGTAACCGTGAGTACATAAATGGAAGTGACGCCAGCATACCGGATCACAATGGACCTTATGGGACCGGAATGATCGACTTCTGCCCGCAGTTGGTTCGAGTAACAGATCTTGGATTTTCCTCGCACACTGTAGTCGTCACCGCATCAAGCAATCCGGTTTACGTGCTCTGGTGTTCTGGAAACGGATTTCCAAGGTCTACAAAAAGAGGACCCAATATTTTTGTTGGAACTATCCCAAGGCAATACCCATGGACCAGCGGTGGAACTGATGCGCTTCATTCGGCATTCAACTCCCAAATCGCTTCTTCAATTAACGCGGCAAAGGTGAGTCGACTGAGGGTTGCCATTGCAGAGTCATCGTCGAAATATGCCCCATTATCACACCAAGGTGGTGATGCTGTTCATCCGAACGATACAGGACATGCGGCTATAGCCTCGGCATTCGCAGAGAATTTTGCTCAAGATCTCCCTTCGATCACTTCAGGCCAGGGAATAAGTGGAGGTTCGTTTAGTGGTGCAGGTGTTTTTACGTCGTTGAGCGTTTCCGGAACCAGTTCACTTGTTGGGAATGTGACTGGAAATGGGCGTTTGTTGATGCTGCCCACGGCTGGAGCAGGAGGTACTAGTCATCGATTTGGCTCTGGAAGTGTGGCTGCTTCTGGTGTCCAAATAATTGCCAGTGATACATCTCTTGACCGAGGGATGACGATCAACGGGAACAGCATATCTGTGCAGGTAAATAGCACAGCATCTCCTGCCAATTTGTCGCTAGGAACATCCGGTCAAACTGTGGCTGTAGCTGGATCGGCGACAGTCGCACAGACTCTAGGAGTAACAGGTCAGGCTACATTCTCTGACAGGTTGATCGTCACTCCGACCGCAACGAACGGTGGGTATCTGCATAGGTTTGGAGTCGACGGTGTGGCTAGTTCAGGTGTCACGATTCAAACAGGAGACACGGCGCTAGACAGGTCATTGACGATCAACGGAAACTCAATCAGCGCAAAAGTAAACAGCACTGGTGCTGGGGCTAATCTATCACTAGGCACGTCTGGAAATAATGTTGCCATTTCCGGAGCTGCAACAGTGGCGCAAGCATTGACGGTGACAGGCAGTGCGGCGCTGAACGGAGGTGCTACTCTTGCCAGCACGTTGACAGGATCTAGCGGAACCCAGTTTCCAGCGAGGTTTCAGTACACGGTGAACCAGACTGGAACGGCTGGAAGCAGCGGGCTTTCAATTGAAGCTACTACGACGGCGCTTGGATCTGGATCTCATCGTTTGATCAGTACGACGGACGATGGCAGTGAGCGATTCTATGTGACTACTGATGGGCGCATTGTGGCGTTTAGCCCTAATGGCACTTCGGGTCATTTATTGCGAGGCGTATCAGCAACTGATTCCCAGATTCTGCTGCAAGTGGCTCAGACACTTGATCGAAGACTGACGCTGAACGGAAACTCCATAAATTCGTCTTTGGCTGATGGTACCAGTCCTCAGACTTTGGCTCTGAATGACAATACGGCACTTGTGACTGTTGGTGGTTTTTTGCGTACAGCCAGTGGGATTCAATACGGCACATCCACACAAGACCGGTTTGGAGCAGGCAATCCTGAGGGCGTAGTCACCGAGAATATTGGAGGAACATGGCGGCGAACGGATGGAGGATCCGGGACAACTTTCTACGTCAAAGAGTCTGGAACAGGAAACACAGGCTGGGTCGCTTATGGAGCACCAGGAGGAAGCGGCGTCAGCATCACAGGCACACCGTCATCTGGACAAGCCGCAGAGTGGACTAGTGGATCAGCAATCCAGGGTGTTGGTGTGACTGGAATCGGCTCCTACGTCAAAAGCGACAGCTCGTTCATCGACAACGCATCACTGTCGAATCCAAAGACAGACTTGCTAGATTTTGAGGGATCCACTTCCGGATTCGTCACAATGACAGTTCCTGCTGCTGCGGGAACGCACACAATAAAGCTACCGACGACCACTGGCACGGCTAATCAACTGTTAAAAACCGATGGATCTGGCCAGTGGGGATGGGTGAGTCCGTTCAATACTGGTGTCGCTGAAGCCACCGTCGCCAGCGCGACAACGACCGACCTAGGCGCCGTAGCGAGCGATAAGGTCAGCATCACAGGCACGACGACGATAACCGGCTTCGGCACGGTGGCGGCTGGAACTGTTCGCGAAGGCCGATTCACTGGAGTGCTCACGTTGACTCACAACGGGACGTCGTTAATTCTTCCAGGTGCCGCCAATATGACGACGGCGGTCAATGACCGGTTTAGAGCCTATTCGCTAGGTTCAGGAAATTGGCTGGTCGCATCGTACACCAAGGCCGACGGAACGGCGGTGGTCGGTGGGAGTGGAAGTGTTGCAACCGATACGATTTGGGATGCGGCTGGAGATTTGGTTGTTGGTACCGGTTCAGACACCGCCTCAAGATTTGCTGCCCCGACGGGTTTCTTCCCCTCCATGCTGTACAACGGTCCAGACGGCGTTGAGTGGGTGAACGCTAGGACACACTACTTATTCACCGAGGATTGGGTGTATCATGGTTTGGTTGGTTATGCTGGCTGGGGAACAGGCGGAAACTCTGGCAACATTAGTTCTGAGGCTCAAGGCAATGGATTGATGGGTGTGCACACCAGCACGTCATCAACCGGAACTAGGGCATTAACCCCCAATTCAGCGAACTTGATATTTGGTGAGGGAAAAGTAGTTGGTCAGTTTCGTGGAAAAATACCCACCCTGTCGACAGGTTCGGAGAGATTCATAGTTCATGTTGGGTTCTTGGATGGTGAAATTGGCGGTACAGATGGCGCTTACTTTCGATGCACAGACAACGTTTCATCTGGAAATTGGGAGGCTTGCACCGAGTCCAACAATTCCATTACCGCGACCGACACGGGAGTTGCCGCCACTACCAACTACACAGACTGGACGATCGTGGTCAATGCAGCCGGTAACGAGGTAAAATTCTACATTAACGGCACGTTGGTTCGAACAGAGACCAATACCATTCCAACGGGTGCCAGTCGTGCAACGAGTTTTGGCTTCGGTATCCAGAAGAGTATTGGAACGACTCAGCGGGATTTCTATTCGGACTACATTCAGGTCTACAAGAAATTCACCACTGCCCGATGAAAAATATAGTTTTACCTTATTCGGCCACACCAAATCCGCTCGGGTTTCCTGGCGAATACCCTGCTGAACGAAGGAGAGTCGAGGACAAGGACACAATTCCAGATGGGTGGATAGAAGTTACAGAAGAAGAGTGGAAGCGCCGTTTTGAGACACATTATGAAACTGTAGCTGCTTTGACTAGGGCCGCAGAGGCGGCCAAGAACACTGCCGAGCAAGCCAAGCAATCGCAGTTCGAAGGATTCATCGCCACGCTAAAAGCTCTCCGAGAGAAACTTTCGGCATCTGGAAAACTGGAGCCATCGGAGCAAGCCGAGCTGTTCACGGCGTTGATCGATGCTCTGATTGCACGGGAGCAACAAAACCCCTGACCCATGCCACAAACCGGCCAATTGACTCCGCGGCAAACGCAGATCATCAGCCTGACAGCTGATGGGCTGAGCGCGAAGCTGATTGCCGACAAGCTTGGGATCGCGACAAGCACGGCAAATACTCACCAGAGGAACGCGTACAAAAGACTTGGTGCAAGCAACGCCGCGCAGTGCGTTGCAATCATGCTGAGGTCACCAAAACCACAATGCGAAAAACGATTCTTTCCATGCGATCTCTGATCATACTCCTGTTCTGCGGCACACTTATCGGTGGCGAATGGTGGGGTGAGTGGACCCGTTCGACCAACACGGTCAACGGATACCTGGTTCGCTACGGCCCCAGTTCCAGCAACAAGCTGGTGAACCAATTCGTTGGCGACACCAACAAGGTCGGAATTCTCAACATCCCGGACAACATCGAAGTTTTCGTCGAGGTTTTGGCAATCGGAACCAACGGCATCCTCAGCCGACCGTCCAATGAATACGTGATCAGCACCAATCGAGTTGACCCACCGACGAACCTCAGAGGAGCAACGAATGTTACCAAGTGGGAATTGATCACCACCAACATCTTTTATTGGCGCCAGATCGAGCCCTAATCCAATGCCCACACTCACTCAACCACGCACATGGGCTGACGGCATTCGTCGCTTGAATGTCCGAAAGGCTCTGCCGACGTCGCTCGGGACGCGGGACCTACAGCGGTTGGGTGCTGATCTTAAACGATGGGCGTCGTTCTCAGCCAAGATCGAGAATGCACGCGCCTTGCAGGCCATCAACGACACCGTAACGGAATTGATCCGTGGCGTGTCGGCTGAGGACATCGCCGCACGTGACGCCGGTGAACGCGCGCTCAAACTGAGCGTGCCAGAAGCCAGACTGAGACTACGAAAAACCTTCCAGCGACTGGGTGTCCAAGCTGCTGAACCCGATGATGTCGGCGGTCTGAAGGATCCACAGAGCGATACTCGTCTGAATCTAATCCTAAAAACCCAGGAAGAACTGGCCCACGGCTACGGTCGATACGTGGCCACACAAAACGAGGATCTGTTGGACCTGTGGCCGTGTTGGGAATTGATCCGAGTCTCTCCCGTCAACGTTGAGCGTGGATTCCGAATCGGGCCTGGTGGCGTCCGATTGCCGGTACCAGGCGACGCATGGCCGGATCGTTGGCGCCGAGTTGGTGGAGAGATTTACCAGGGTCGAATGATCGCTCTGAAAAACTCCGTGATCTGGGAGCGGATTGGGGATCCCGACATATTCGACGACGCCCTCGGCAATCCATACCCACCCTTCGCATTCAACAGCGGAATGGATGTCCAAGATGTCTCGCGTGAAGAGGCTGAGCAGCTCGGCGTGATCCAGCCGAACGCACCGGCACCTCGACCTAATCAACGGTCGATTAATGAGGACATCACCGCCAGTGCTGCGAACTTCGAACCCGCTCTGCGTGCCGCCCTGGAAGCCGACCCTACGCTGGAATTGGACGGCGACGTCTTGCGATTGAAAGGAGGGCTCTGAGTATGGCCTACGTCATCGACAGCGCCACACCGGCACTCAATGAGATCCTTCGCACGCTTCGCGATCGATCGGCGGTCAACAACGTGATCGCCACGGCGGGCACTCAGGTCGTGCAGAAGCACTTCGTCAAAATGGCCATGTCGAACCGGAACAAGTTCGGACGACCCGCCACCTTTTGGAAACGCATGCGAGGTGCGACGCGCGCGGAATCGAGCATGACCGAAGCGGCAATCGTGATGCCAAACGAAGTGGCGCAACGATATTTTGGCGGGCCTATCAAGCCGACGGGCGGTCGCAAGATGCTCACCATTCCGATCAGCCGAATCTCCTACGGCAAATCGGCCTTGGAGTTTGAGGATCTGTTTGTGCTGAAGATTGGGAAGGATGGTGGGGACAGCAAGACGTCCAACAAGGCCTACCTGGCACGTAACACTGCCAAAGGTCTGGAATTGTTGTACGTCCTTAAGAGCAGCGTCATTCAGCAAGGAAACCCCGACGTGCTCCCAAGACTCGACGAAATTCAGGAGGCAGTCACCGCCGCCATTTCGACCTACATCCAACGGAGGACCCGATGAGCGAAGCCCTGCAAGAGCACGGACTGTTGAAGGACCTTCAGAACGAGATCGTCTTGCGCCTTCAGGAGGATCCACAATTGTTTGGCCCACCCAGGATCCTCGTCATCCCCGAGGATTTCGGCGACATCGAGGCTGAAATCAAGAAGGGGCTCGGTCCCGTTGGATCAAACGGTGGATGCATCATCGTCCACACGCCGGAGATCGTACCGCAGGATCAAAGGCGCCCATTCATCCTATCCATGCAGATATCGATCGAATGCGTCGAGCACGCCCGAATCAATCGGGCGTCTACTGGCAACCAGATTCGGGCCATGCGACTTGGTGAGATTGTGCACATCCTACTGCGCAATTGGTCCTCAGCTCTCGGATGGTCTCCATTCCAGCGAACCACATGGCAGAGCGGGAAGACCCCGCAAGGTTGGCTCGGAGATCGCCTCACTTTCGCCGCAGACACCGTCTACGACGTCACAGAAGTCCCCTAACCAAACCCCACTATGCCAATTCAAAAAGGAATCGGTCGGTACCTCGTCAAGGGTGTGCACGGCACGATGTCATTTACGGGTGCCGTCGCGATCGACGACACCAAAAGCAAAATGATGAGCGCAAGCCTTCAGGACGATTTTTCCGCCACACCCCATCGCGATGGAAAAAGCGAGGTGTTCGCCGTGACGGCGGATCAACCTATTCAAAGCCTGAGCATTCGTTGGGTGCCGATCGCGCCAGTCGGTGGCACATTGGCGAATGCCAAGTCCAACTTTACTCTACCACCGCGTCTGGGCGTGGTGACACTCATCGGTTTCGGCAATAACCGATTCGACGGCACCTGGCACTATGTCGGAGGTGGCGGTGAATTAAGCTCCGACGTCGGTGAGGTATCCATGAATCTCCAGCGCTACGGGAGCGATCCAGAGACCAACAGTATCGGCACTGCGCCAGTCGACTTCGATTGATCGATCGAATGAACAACGACCTCGGCTACGCCATGGCAATGCACCCCGACCGCTTGACGGTGGGCGGGGTGCTGCTGTTGCCGTTCTGCGTCGGCCACGCGTTGTTGTTGACCCGCATGCGGAGTCCGTTGTCCGGCATCTGGAGCGACGTCGAACAACCGGAAACACGGATTGGCATTGGCGACATGGCTCAAGCCATTTGGGTCATGGAGCGCCCTGCAAGCGAAGCCTTCCAACGCATCGGATCATGGAGTGCGCAGCGAAGGATCAAACATCACGGCAAGCGATTGTCGAAGATGGAACCAGAGGAGATGGCCGAGGTTTGGAATCAACTCGGGATCCACATTCGAGCCGGGTTCGTCGGTCCAAAGCTCCGTCCACAGAGCGGCGGCGGCGGAAAGTGTGGCACACCCATGCTGGCCATGCTCAAAGCCGGGTTGGTGCATCACTTCCACAAGTCGGAAGCGGAAGCCTTGAACACACCGATCACCACCGCTCTCTGGGATCGTGCGGCGTTGTTGGAAGAAAAAGGCCTCATTCAATTGTGGAACAAGGAGGATGAGGAATTCATGGAGTGGGCTCGAAAGCTCGCTGAGGATCCGGAACTGATGCGGTCAATGTTCGAAAAGGAAGAGGCACTCGATGGCCAATGACCTGAAATTCCGAATCGTCCTCGAAGGAGATGACCGCGAAGCACTGGCCAAGATCGACAAGGTTGTCAAGGACCTGAACGATGCCAAGGCCGCCACCACGCGCTACGGACGTGAACGCCAACGATTGGCCCGCGAGGAACGCCAGGCTCGATTCTCGGCGTTGAGCGACGAAGAGAAGCGGAATCGATTGCTGCAACGCCAGGTTAACCTGGAGCGCCAGCTGAGCCGGGCGCGGTCGAGTGGCAACCTTTCACGGATCAGCGCCCTGGAATTGTCCATGGCGCGCAATCGCAGCAGTCAACGCAGTGTCGGCCCAGCTGGCGGAGGAGGCATCATGGGGTTGGCGGCGCGCGGTCTCGGTGCACTTGGCATCGGTGTCAGCATTGCCGGTGTGGCCCATGGATTGGCGGGCATTGTCACGAGTTCACTCAGGTTCGCAGACGAACTGGGTGATCTATCGGAACAAGCGGATCTCACGAGGATCCAGATGTTGAAGCTCCAGAAGGCCGCGGGTGCTTCTGGCGTTTCGACGGGGGCAGCGCTGGCAGGTATGAGCACATTTGCAGCATTCCGAAGTTCTGTGGTGGGTGGCGATGAGAATGCCCAAAATATCGCCGCGAAATACGGTATGCTTGGACGCATGCGCGGACCCGAGGACAACCTCGCGTTGGCTTTGGGTATCAGGCAAGCACTTGGACCGAATGGCATGCAGACCAAGGATCGAAACAACATGGGCGCCATGTTCGGACGGAACCCAGGTCGCATGATGGCCGTCTTGGGATCTTATGGGAGTTCACCATTGGGCGATGAGAAGGCACTCGACGAGAAGCTGAGAAACCTCGATGAGGTCAATCGCAAGTTTGAGGACGCAATGATGAAGTGGAAGCTCATCATGGTGGGGATGACAGATACGGTATTCGCGATAGCGAGTAAGCTAATGAATGCCTACAGTTCCGATCCTCGATTCCAAGCTCTGAAGCTTGCTGGATCCATGGTCGGGAGTGCTTACTCGACATTTTTCGCCAACTCAAATGCCTTGCCTTTAAGCCCTGAAGCCACAGCTAGAAAACTGGCCAGAATCAAAAGGCAGTCTGACGCAAAAGCGGCGGCGGAGGAGGCAAAGCTAAAGGGACAACAGAGCCTTGCCATGTCGATACCACAGGCTGACTCCCTGGCGCGAATCGGTTTGTATCGCGGCGGAATCGACGTCCAGCGAGTGGATTTGATGAGGCAGCAAGTGATTGAGCTGAAGCAGATCCGAGAAGCGACGAAACAAACAGCCACGAACATCAACAGGATATTTTAATGAGCGCTCGCGTTCGTATCGTAAAAAACACAGGAGTTCAGTTCCTTGAACGTCGTCGAGGGTTTCGTTCAGGTCTTGGGTACACCGTGGATTTCCGATGGAAGGGAACCGAAGCGGAATGTGGACTAGCTTTGGATCTATTGGTCAATGAAGGCAGCATTGAGGAAGGGACCATTGAGCACGATTCAGGGAACTATTTCATTTTGACAGCGTCTTATGCTGCCAAGAGTGCAGTCGACTCCGGAACCGAACCACTCGGAGCGGAATCCGTCGTCACAACGTGGTCGCGAGAGAGTGTTCTGGGTGAAAAAACATTATGGAATCGACCCGAAATGAAGTTGGCGCTTGCAGTCTTCACCGACACCACACAAGGCAGCGTCCTTACTTCAGCGGCATCCAAGAGGGCCGAATTTAGGGCCAAGACAGAATCGTTTTGGAGGGGTGAATTAACTCTTGCCGAGTACACTGCCTACAAAACTGGCACCTACATGCAGCAATCCGGTGTTACGGCCAATATGTTGTCCGACATTCGAAGCATGCTGGATGCCTTTGCATCAGGAACCGAAGCCTACCGAATCGATGTGTTCCAGATTCGAAGGATTCAGATCGGCCCACCGGCAAACCTCATCAACAACGATGCCACGAACAACAAGGTATGGTCTCGTGCCACATTGATTTCCGATCCGACCATGCCCAATGAATTCAAGAACGTCGTTCCGGCTGGGTTCTTCCTCCAATCCGCCGCCCAGATCGCGGTGATCGAGAAAAATCGGTGGCAGGTCACACAAACCTGGGATCACTCCGATGAATTCAACACATGGTTGTACGGAGCGCCAATATGAACGAACTACCACAAGGCCGAGGGAAGCTGAGCAAACTCTTGCGAAACCACGATGCGCAGATCCGACGGCTGGAGCCGCGTCGAACACCTGGCATGCTGACCGAAGTTAGGCCGGATGGCGTCTTGCAACGCCCGACATCGGCTATTTTCGGCAAAGGCGGTGGTGGCAAAAACAGCATCCCCCGATACGGCTGAACCCATTCTCAAACCATCAACCCCTGAAATTCTATGCCAGACGAAATCTCAGTATCGACACGCTTGTACGCAGCCAAAGGCGGTGCCTATCTCCCCAGTCAAACCACCACCAAGACGTTGGACATGGCGGGGACGCACATGGCGTCGTTCACACAAGACATCGGAACAACTGAAGAAGCGCTCGCGATCCCTTCTGATGTAAGCGGTATTCGCCACATTGAAATCAATTCACTCGGCGCAAAGAACACAAATTTCGTCGAGCTTTCAACTGCATCAGGCGGTGGATTCGCTGCTGCAAAATTCGCCGTATTGCTAGGGGCAGACTGTCACCGATCAACGATCCCATCGGGTGTCACATGGTACGCCAAGGCGGATACCGCTGCTGTGAGGATAGACGTCAGGGTATGCCAGAGCTGATCCACTCCAGTGATCACCTTTCGTCGGATCCCAACCGTTGCCGTCGGCGATCGAGTGACATCGATCGAGATGGTCGGTCTTGCGAATGGGATCAACGATCGGATTCGATCCGGATTGGGTGACTGCGCGCGCCGGATCCACTTCCTACTATCGAGTGGATCCCGTCAGATTCGAAACCCGGATTCGTCCGGGTTTTTGTTTCCACCGGTCGACGAATTCCGGGCCGGTTACGAGCACCTAAAGCCAAACGACTACACATGGCCCGTCAGCGGGCCAGGCGAGCCAGAGGGCGCGAACCTAGCGTCCGTCCTCGGATCGTTCGTCTTTGGGGCTGACGCGCTGAATTTACCGAGCGAGGACCTTCGGTTGAGCGATCCGATTGAGGGCGGCGTGGACATGGATTTCGGGACCGGAACCGCACGCGAACTCTGGGAGATGGCCAAACGCCAGCGCGGGGCCATTGATGGCGGCACTGGCGTCGTGGCGTGCCCGGCATTCAACGCGGCAAAATCCCACTTCGCAATCATCGCCAGCGATCGGTCGCCACATGGCAATGCCTACGGTGGATACCAACCGGTGCCGGAGATCCTTGGCGACTGTGGCGACGGCGACTCGACGACCGAGCCAACGCCCCACGTGCAACTGATATTCACATCGATCAATCCGATCCTTCCGAACCGAACCTTCGAAGGATATTGCAGCAGCATTCCAACCCACGTCGCCGGGGTGCTGTACTACCCCAACCAGGCCTATGTCATTTATCAGTTCAACGGCACCGTCACGGTGCTCAAGTGGACTGACTATATCGAAGGCCCCTACACGTTTGGGAATCGGCTTCGAAAGAGCTGGGGAAACCTACCCAATCGATACCTCAATTTCTTCGCCAGTCAGTTTCGCGGGACACCCACCCAAAGGCTGGAAGAATTGAGTGGTGAAAAGCGCTGGATGTCTCAGGCATTTGACATCCATGGGTTTCTCACCAGCCAATATCACTTGGCACCGCAGCGCGGCATATCCTCAGGCGATACCGTCACGGCGGAATATCCCCAATGGCAGTTAACGGGAGCCACGTCGTTCGCTAGCGAAACGGTCATTCCAAGGAGCAACGCCACAGGAACAACGCACAGCACGGCATCAGGCTTTCTGTGTGCTTCTGTTCTGGTCCATTCCCAAGGTCTGGTTGGCACCGCGACAGTGGATATTCTGGACGGGCTGTCAGTGATCGGTTCGGTCACTTTGGACACCGAAACACCATCACGAATTGTCACCCTGGAAACGGCACAGGCATTCGCCGAGCTGCGGTTCATTATTCGCGGGGAAGTGCGGCTTCAGACATCGACTTCGGCCCATGGCATCGTCTGCGAGGCAACCGAACTCTGGACGTACAAACCGGCCCTCTGGGATTTGGCGCTTGTCTTGCGCCTGGCCGGTGCGCGGATGGGGCTGGAAAACGGCACTGATGGCGACGGCCAGGATGAGGATCAGGCAGCGGAGATCAGCCAGGACTATTTCGCCTCCGGATGCATCATCAATCGACGGCTGCACATTGCCTTGCCGGGATCCTTCGCGGAGATCAACACAAACGCGGTATTTGAGGCGGCGCGCCGCTACGGAAACCAGTGTTCCCGGCAGCTACCCAGGAACAGCCTGGTCGGCTACGAAGTGACTGGGGGAAAGTCGATCCTGTACTTCCGACGGTTGTGGAATGGGATCTCCCAGGCGGATGTCTTCGATGCCATCGCGCCCGCTAGGGAATACATCCAGTCTGGAAGCCTGCAAGAAGGCCGACAGTACGTGGCAAAAGGTGGCTCGATAATCTATAACGGGAACAAGTATTCCGAGGGCTCCAAGTGGACGGCTGTGGAGGGCGTTTTCGAGTGGTCTTCGACGGATGCTGGGTTGCCGTATGAAGCCAATGGAATTCTCACGGATGCTCTGCCTGGAGGATGGTCCAATGAATGGGTCTTGGACGTCTTTTCGCTCCTGCCATACCAGACGTTGGACACCAGCCTCTGGAAGGTCGATTCATTCACCGATTACGTGTCCATGTTCACGGATCGCTGCACATGGATGCACCCCAGCATTCGGCCCGCGACTCTGACCCGCCATTTCCACTACGGGATCAAGGAATGGACTGCCCCAGAATCCTTCCCTTCGTATCGATACGCAGAAGGGATCAACGCCCTTCCGTGCGCCGATCTGGACACCACATGTGAAGAGGCCAGGCGTCGCAAGCTGCGGTCGTGTCCTATCGGTGAATTGCCCCTGGTGATTGAAAGCGTGGAATCGATCACCGAGGATGGCGAAGAACGCGTTAAAATCACCCTTTCAGGACGGCTTCACCATGGGTCGGATGCACCCTCGTCAATCGATCGCGATTTCACCACGTGGAGCCTCGCCACAATCCAAGCCGAAATCGAGTCCGGACGGACCGCAGAAAACGGAATACGAGAGTACCTCATCAACCAGTTCGTTGGGGGCAATTGCGTCGGTCCTGGAACACAATACGGCAACGCGGCACACAACAGCAATGTGGCGTTCAGTTTGGACGTCCCTTTCGGCTCCTGTTACCCACGAATTGGCCTCACCCGATTGGTCCCAAAACCGTATTACAACGGACTCGTCGACTACTCGCCTAAAAAGACCCCAATGGATAGCTGGGTCTTCGGCCTTATCGAACTTTACGCGCGGGCGATTTGCGAGGGCTTCGTCGACCGAATTTCGACGGAGCAATACGGCTGTGAAACCGGGGTGTATGCCGTGCTCGATTTCACGTTCGAATCAGCCTGCGTCCAGGCCTTCGGAGGTCGGTCGTTTGGATGCGTCCAAAGTACGGCGACAGAGTACCGGCCAGAGGAAGAAACCAGGCCAGACAAACCGCTGTTCCATGGGCCACTTCCGAACACCTTTCCCAGCGCTGAAGTCTTCAACCAATTTGCCGCCTTTTTCAACCTGCTAACGGACGTCCGTCTGATGCTTCCGATCGTGTTCCAAACTCGGTTTGGTGTGAGTGAAACCGTGGAGGTCAAAAAGCTCTATGAAGCCGACGGAACAGAGCATGGATGTTCGACGGGCCAGGTCATTCCAGGAGCCTTCAATAAATTCGATCCTGTGTTGCCTCCAACGCCTTCATTGGGCAGCTACGCGGATGCCGTTTTGAGCAGCGCTCAATACACCATGGCGATCGACGATTTCGCATGCGACGGGAGCGGCGATTGGAGACTGGTTCACGGGCGCGTTGATGAGCAATTTAAGTGGTCGCTTTTGCACCCCGATTACCTGGAGGCAATCCCGGTCGAATGGCAGGACATGATCGAGACGAACGGCCTGCTTTTGGGTGTCCGGGAACGCCTGCTTTCCTACCAGGTTGCCCAGAGCACAACCCCGACCAATGGAGAGCCTTGCAACGCCATCGCGGACTTCTGGAGCGGTGGCGGCGGCGAGGTTATCAAGTTCCCGGCCCAAAGCGAGTACACGCTGGAGTGCAAGCTCCTGCCACAGAGCGAGCGTTTGACGCCTCCGTTGCCTCCGTCGAGCGCCATTGGAGTGGGTCGAGTATTCGACTCAGGAGACCTCATTTACTGCGTCGTAAACGCCTCAGGAGTCGTCACTGTGACGCCAATTGAAGCCGATGCGATGATCATCGCGGTCAATCTGGTATGAAATACGCCTTTCGGATCAGCGGAAGACTCAAACCAAAGGCGTCAGAAAGGCTCAAAAGTGAGATTCCAACCAGCGTCGTGGTCGACAAACAGGCGATCTGCGAGCGCTGCGAATGGTACCAATCGAGTGTAAAGCGCTGCCAAAGGGCAAACTCACGCGATTGGTCCGTCTGTTACAACTCGTCCTATCGCATCGAACCGTGGAAGAAGCTCCGATTCTGCCCGAATTGGAACCTTGCAAGCCGCTTGCACGAGCAAGTTTGACCCTTCGAAGGATCGATTCCGGGTCAAAAAGGAGGTCGTTCGAAGCCGTTTTTTCTCAAAGCGGTGCGACTTTGTCCTAAAGCTCGTGCGAAGTTTCACCTGCACCTTGACCTGCGTCGGCTCGTAGACCACCGCCAGACGTTTTCCAACCAGTTGCCTGCCTGTGACCACGACTTGTCCGAACTCCCGCTCCACTTTGGCGGCGGTG